AGTTTACCATAATCAATATGGTAAAAGTACAAAGGTTTTCCGAATACATTTGGAATTACTTTAACAGCAATTGCACCAAACGTTACATCGTCAATATCTAATTTCTTTGTTAAATCAAACCATGACTCTTTCGGGTTCGCATACTTTAAAAACTTTTGCGCTTCTAAATTATCACTTTCAATTTCTAACCCAGTTAAATACTTAGATTTTGTTTTAAGTATCGCACCGTGTTCGGATTGTGAAGTTGCTAATCCTAACAAGTAATTACCCCAATCGTTTTTCTTACCCCACTTAATAATATCATTGCCTAAGTCTTCACGTAATTCTAAACGGTTAACTTTACTCGCTAAAATTCTTTCTATGCTTGTATTTCCTTTTTTAGCCATTGTAAACGTAGGTTGTATTATTAGGATTGTTGTATTCTTTTATTGGACTTACATAATTTGATTTCATCACTCTCAGTATCTTTGTTTCAACTTTTGTTAATCCTGTAGGGTCTAAATTTGTTGCACTTAATTGTTCGTAAAAATTAACTATGTAAAATCCGTCATTTAATTTAACTTCACTATTCAAAGGGTTTGGCGTTCCGCTAACATCTGTAACATCGCATCTATTGTAAACTAATATGTTTGTTGAACTATCAATACCTATGCAGTAAACTTTTTCTTTTGTGTCATCTTTAATAAACTCGATTAAATAATTAGGATTAATCAAAGTGCCTTTCTCCGTGCCTGTAAAGATAAGTTTATTTGTTGTATTTTTTTCTAAAACCATTATTTTTTTTTACAAAAAAAGCCACTACAAATGTAGTAGCTCTTTTATTTTTACAAACCAATTTTATTTTATAGTGCAGGACTTAACAAGGCTGTGATTAACGAAGCATTTACTTCAATCATTGGACTTTCAGATTTACCTGAAAAGTTAGCAATGTGTCCGCTAAAATCTTCATACTTTTGACCAAATGGATTTTCAATAGTTGTTGCATCCATGCCACCGTCTAAACCAGCTAACCACCATGTACCGTTACGACGTTTAACGAATATAAGCAAACGGTGACGGCTTAACGTGTCTAAGTTTACTTTCGATAAAGTAGTAAAGCCTTTAGTTGTAAATGTGATTTGAGGCGTGTAGAACACGGTATCAGACTCAGCACTCACGGTTGAGTTATCTGATACGTTAATCATTTCTTTTCCTAAATCATATTTCCAACCTTGCTTACCTGTTGCAAGTACTAAGGTAGTTACAACGTTTGCAGTTGTAGCATACTTCGCTATATTTGTTTGGTCTAGGTTGTTATACTCGGTTACAATGATTTCATCTATTCCTGAGATGTTATCCTTGCAACCTGTATAAGTGTGACCGGATGATATTGCTAAACAAGGCATATTAACTTAATTTTTTTTATTGATTAACCTCCGTAAAGTACACCTTTGTTAGCATCAGCAATGTGAGCTTGGATAGTGTAGATAGCACGGATAAATTTAACATCAGCATCAGCTTGTTTCTTATCAATTACGATTTTAGAAATATCTGTATGAGAGTCACTATTCCACATTACACGTGAAGCTCTATGAGCATAAGCTAATGTATTTAGTGGTACTGGAACAAACACTAATTCTAATCCGTTATAAAACACTCTACTTGTTGCAAAGTTGTTGCCCTCAATTACAAAATTGATTTGTTGTGCAGCACCAACAGTGTTGTTAGCATTGTAACATAATTGCTTCCAAGCTAATGGGCAGTAGATGAATACTGGGTCGCTAGAGTCTTCTAACATTTCAACTGGTAGCGCAGCGAATATCTTACCTACCTCAGTAGCAATGTTAGAGCTTGTTACGGTTGTTCCGGTTACTTTGATATACTGACCTAACGCACTATTATCGTATAGTGCCTTAGTGAATATACCATCAACTAAACCAGCTGTTAAACCGGCTACGGCTGTTTGTGTTGCTGCTGTAATAGAACCTTGACCAGCACCCGGAGTTAAGCCAGCGATAGCTGTTTTTGTTCCTGCTGTGATGCCACCCCAAAATAATCTTTCAGAATCTGCTGAAATTTTTGGAGCAAACATTCCTAACACTTTACTATTAAATTCGTTTGATTCAATTTCCCATGCACCTTTTTTCATTGACTGATTAAAGCGACCTGCTCTAATTGCCTCCTCTAAAAAGTCTTCACGATATTCTAATTTAGTTAAACTAACAACTCTATCAGTAATTTGAATAGAGTTAGAAGGAGTTAACGCATTACCTGTATACGCCTGTGCAGTAGCACCAACAGAGGCTGTAGTAATGATTGTACCTTCTTTCATGTCATCATTGAAAGTCACCCAGTTGTTAGCAATAGTTTTATTCTCATGGAATATTTCTTGTAAAACTGGTACTAAGTTAGGCCCTTTAATAGTTGATTGACCTGTGTATGTTACTGCCATTTTATTTTATTTTTTGTTTATGATTTCTAATTCGTTTAATATGTGGTTTACTTCGCTTTCACTTAACCCACCACTTGTTAAGTATTCTTTCATATCAACATCACTCGGAACTTGCTTTAACCATTCAATATAAGTTAAGTTAGGAGTGAATGGATTGATAAATTCTTTTATTTCAGTTTCTTTTTTCTTAGCCATTACATTAATCCTTTGTTATATCTGTATCTCTCAGCCGGAGTCATATCTTCATAAGACTTCATCTTAATGTTTTCTTCTTGCATTGGAGTTTCTTCCAAAGTCTTAAATACACTTAAAATTAAGTTGATTGATTCAGTGTTTTTATTAACCGCATCTTTTAAAGATTTATTTTCGTTCTTTAAAGATTCAATCTCACTAAGTTGTTTGCTCATTTGAGTTTGCATGGCTGTTTCAGCTTTTTTCTTAGCTTCGTCTTCCATTGCTTTTTTAGCTTTATCTTCTTCGCTCATTTCCATTTCTTTTGGCTTAACCTCAGCTATAACACCTTCAACAACTTTAACAACAGTCATGCTTCCATCTTCGTTCATTACCTCAACCTCTCCATTCATTGGAGTTGGAATCATTGTTCCGTCGGCTTGCATAACATCAACCTTTGTGCCGGCAGCTAACTCACCGTTAACTTTTAGTTTTGTGCCGTCTGCTAAAGCGTATTCTTTTGTCATTAATTGAATTTCTTCTTGTAGTTTGATTGAGGCTTCAATCTCTTTTTTTAATTGAAGTTTTACGTCATTCGGTAAAACTTTATTTAATATTTTTGATAATGTTAAATCCATGTCTTAATCATATAACAAAAAAAAATGCTTAAATATTATTTTTTATTAAAAAATTTACTTCTTCTTCTGTTAATTCAACATCGGTTTCCTCTAGAGTGTACTGCCCATCAATACTCCAGCCGTTTATTTTGCCTGCTTTAATATCCGACCATAATTGGTCATCGGTAACAATAGCTGTAAAAAACAATGTACCAAACGGCATATTTTCAAATCCTTTAACTGATTGAACTCTATTCTCATCAGTTATAAACTTTTCGATAATAGTAGCACCGTTAATCAATTCTTGATTGTGGTTAATATCTATGTTTTGGTCTTTTTGCTCAGAGGATAATTTAAACAAACTTTCAAAAATAGTTTCTCTATCGAAGTAAACTGAGAACTTAACGCCTTGTTTGCTCACTCTAGGTATTACTAAATCCGGTACCATTGCAGGTGCAATAACAATTCTTTTTTCTTCATTCAACACTTCACATTTAATTTGAATAGGCTCATCCTCCTTATTCATTTTAATGTATTCAACTTCAATAGCAGGGCTTTCAACCATTGATAAAATGTTTAACCCGTTTTCGTTTTTTTTAATTAAGCCTTTATAGACTCCGTTTTCTTTTATAGTCATGTTAAAAAGTTATTAGTGATTTTCTTTTTTCTTGTTCTTTTTGTTTCTCGGTCATATCATTTTCAACCACATCCGCCTTAATTCTAAATGATTGATTTTGCCCTATTGGTCTACCATTCTCATCTAATCGTGTTGATTGTGGTTGTTGGTTTGCAGGGTTAACACTTGGAGCAATTGAATTAAAAGCAGGTGCTGAACCTCCAATGGCAGGGGTTGAGTTGTTACTGCTAATACTTGAAGCGTTACCGCCTTCAAATGGAGTCGAACTAATTTTGTTAATTGTTTGCGCTGTAGTTCCTGCAATTGTAGCAACTTGAAGCCCTTTATAAATCGCATCAAATGGTTGAGGTATTGTTGACTTTGCTGTTATTGCATTTAATGCGCCTTGTAACCCACTTATTACGGCTGCACCTATTTGAATCTTTTTGTTTAAATCAAATTGTTTACGCTTTATCTTCAACTCCTCTTCACTACCCTTTTTAGAATTCTCCAACTGAACACTAAACACAGCATCACTAAGAGCTGCGCTAGCGTTTGTAAATTGTGTTAATGTATCTAATCCTTGATTTGTTCTATCAATTAATAATTGTTTTTGTTCTTCATTCCATTTAGCTAGTCGCTCTTTGTCTATTTGGTTAAAGTAGTCATTAATTAAACTTTGCTGCTCTAATGATTGAGTTAATATAACTTCTTGCTCCGCTTGCTTTTCTACTTCAAGCTGAAGGTCGAATGCTTTTTTGTTTTTGTTTAATTGGTTTTCTTCATTGATAGCCTCTTCAAGTAACTTCTTTCGTTCTTCTAACTTCTTCTTGTAAGCATCGTTTTGTTCTTTTTGCGCTGTTAATACAACTACATTTTCCTGTGACTTAGCGTTTCTAATAGTTTCTAATGATTCAGAAAGTAGTTTGCGTTTCTCTTCATCTAATTCTCCACCAGC